ATTCTGGATAATCATCTCCGTTATAACACATATAATCAATGAACCTTTGCGAATAGTGTTGGGCTATGTTCCTGTTCTTCTCTACTAAATAATCTATCTCATCCTTATCAACAGATGTGCTATTCTCGGATGTATGCTTAAATACTCCCTTGTTAGCCACTTGATACGCTGCAAAAGGTAAGTACTCAACCAATGCCCAAAAGATTGTCATAGGCTTTATATAGGTGTTTACAAGCGATAAATAGTCGCCTGTTAATGTGTCGGCAACAATATCAGCAGATATCTTATTATATAAGTCAGTATTGGTAATAAATAACGCTTTGCTCATCTTATTTTATTTGTTTACAAATGCTTTATTTGGCATATCAACAGGTCTTTGAGCCACTTCTTTTTCATTTATAGGCAACCTTTCTCTCTCATCTGGTGGTAAAGCATTAATCATTCTTTTTGCCTCATTTACACCTATCTTTTTGTTGTTCTTTTTAAGGTATGTTTGCCTCATCCAAAAATGATGGCATCCTCCTCCTCCTTTGTAAAGCCAAATACTATATGTATCAGCACCACTTAATCCCCATCCTTTATTTACAGGCTTATCTCCAGCAGCAATAATATCCTCTTTACGATATACTTTATTAGCACTTACCATTTTCTTGCAAAATTCTCTGCTTTCCCCTTCTGAATCTGTTTTGTTCGGAGCGTATTTATATCTCACCTTAAACAAATTAGTATCCTGTTCACTTTTACCATTTGGATTGCTACTTGGCACTTTAGCCATTAACACCTTATCAAAATCTGCTTCCTTTTCGTAATCAACTGGTCTTTCATCTATTAATTCCCACTCATCGCTTATTTCCTCGCCATCTTCTGTTAAGTCATATTCAGCAGACATCTTAACTCCTGTTTCTTCCTCTGTTGCCTCCTTATTTAAACCATCAGTATCAATAAATTCCAAAGGCTCTAATGTCTTAAAATAAGTATTTAATGATATGTTATTAATCGCCAATATCTCATCTATAACATCAGTTATTTCTTCTTGGTAGGAATTAATAACAACATTGTCAAAAAGCAAAGTAGCAGTTCTAATTTCATCGGCATTATTACCTAAACTATTGCCACCATCTCGTAAACCTATAAGCATTGGGCTTGTTACTCTATGACCGACGATCAGTTTCTTAACACATTCCTCACTTAAATAAGCATAATGGTCTGGAGCATCATTTAGTGGTAAATCTTCTACACTTGTTTTACTCTCTGCATTTGCATTAAAGGCTATAATTACTTTCTCGCCTTTAGTACCTGTCAACTTGTTTAATACATCTCTCTTGATTTGCTCTCGCTTTTCTTCATCAGGCACACCATTATTAAAATTCACTACTTTCGTACCACTAAATCCATTGATAGTATCGTTAATCAAGTAATCGCCTATTTCTTCTTCCAAGACTGAATAAGGTAAAGCACCTTGATAATCAACAGGGGAATAATAGTAATAACCACTCACATAAGGTTTCAATACATATAACTCATTCTTGCCTTTGCCATATCCAAATGCTGCTATTCTTGTAGGCTCTTCGCTTGGCTTCTTATTAATCCAATCTGGATGATAATACCAAGCCTCAATTTCGCCATCCTTATTACACTTTTCTGCTCTTAAAGTTTCCATAGGAAAGTGTGATACTTTAACTACTTCGCCTTTATCATAAGTCAACTGAAAAGCAGCCATTCCAAGTAACTTTCTATCCATAGCAAACCTACGCAAATCATTCTTGCGAAATAAAGTAAGCATCTTTGCGTATGCCTCTGGCTTTCTACTGCTATTGGTAGCACTTAAACCTTTGCCATAAATCATCTTTGCTATTCCTGTAATAATAGCATTATTGGTCGCTGATTTGGTAAACCTATCTATGAGATAATTAAAATAGTTATTATCACTTCCGTATTCTACCCACTCCTTATTTCTGTGTTCTATGATTTCTGGAGTAGTGTATGCAGATAGGTTAAATACTTCTATGTTTCCACTCATCTTACTATAAATTCATTTGTAGTGCTATGGGATGTATATATGCCGTTATTAATAGAATAATCACTTTGGTTAGTACAAAATGCTTTACCCTTATAAACAACATCACTTCCGTTATAAGCAGTTAATTCGTAAAATCTGTTCAACTCCAAAGATAGTATAATATCTGCTTCTAACCAATATTTTACTTGTGCAAAAGTAGCCGTATAATCGGTGCTTGTATTAGTCTGCTCATCCTTTAAACTAATCTTGTCGCAAGTAAATACACTTGGAATAAACTTTACACTTTGAGCAGAATCTGACTTTTGTAATCTCATTAAATAAAGTTTAAAAATAGGGAGGTAAAACCTCCCTATTTATTAAGTTCCTACTACTACTGTGAAATCAGAAATGTCAGCATATAATGCTGGACCTTCTTCTGTGCCTGTGAACTCAATGTTATAACCATTGAAATCTCCCATCGCACTTCCAGATGCAGTACTTACTGCACATTCGCATCCGTTTTTAGCACCAGCCATTCTGTAATCGCCATTGTAATACTGAACGATTATTTTTGGTCTGCCGTAAGACATCAACTTTAATTCTTTTTGACTTGCAGCACTTTGACTTTTCAATTGAATAGTACCTGTCTGTGTCCAAAAAGATGTTCCATTTTCTCGGCTATTTTCGTTTGCCTCATCGTAGGTATTAGCACCTTTTACTTCATACTTGTATGCAGAAATAGTACCTGTAACGGCTGTTATCTCTTCATTCGTGATGGTCATATCACTATATGCCAAATCATCAAAGTTAATAAAGTAAACGGCAGTAATTCCTCCTACATTGTCCTTGCAAGGCTCTAATCTACCTAAACTTAAATCACAACTCATCTTTTATATTTTTTTAAAAAAAAAGGGAGAAAAGGCAAAGCCAACTCTCCCCTTTTAATTGTTAAACTAAACTAAAAACTATGCTGGAGTATAAAGAACAATCTCGCTTCCAAGACCATACTGAACACCAGCAGCAAAACGCATAATTACTCTTACATTGTCTGAACCATCAAGGTCAGCCATATCAAGTAACTTAACTTCTTGTTGGTCGCTTAAAAGTGATGCACCATAAAATAGGTTACTTTTCTGTGCAGCCATCATATAATTATCATCCATACCTTGAGCAACAAATACATTAACACCATCAAATGTTAATGAACCATTGTTCCACCATTGTGTTCCAAGATTGTTTGTACCAGCAGCACCAAGTCCACTTGAACCAAATCCACCTAATGCTCTAACATAGGCTCTTGCAACATTTTGAGAAACATATAAGTTAAGGTCTTCTTTACCATAAAGTGCAGAAGGAATCTTATCTACTACTGTTCCCATTTCTGTAATAACATTCGCAGATGTTATAGTAGTTCCAGCCTCATCAACTACATCACTATCGGCAGTTGCCAAAGTTACAAAGCCATCATACTCTCCAGCAGTTGCGTTAGCACCTGTCCAGATTGTTTGCTCTTGTTGTTGTGCTATTTTTGCAGCAACTTGTGCTATCAAAAAGTCAGCAAAAGATTTAGGTAATTCATCAAATGATGAAAAGCCCATTTCAATAGATTGCCATGTTGAATGGAAATCTTTTTTACATAGTTCAAGATTTACTTGGAAATCCTCAACTGCTAAAATTCGTTCAGTTAAAGTAACAGAAGATGTGTCTGTAAAATCACAAGTTGCATTGGCAACTAAATCGCCTAATGCTAATTTGTTAATCACTTCTTTGTACTTTACATTTGGTCGTACTTCCACTCCACCATTTTCAATAGTAGATGCTGACAATAAAGCAGCAGCGATGTACTTACCAGCAAATTCACCAGCGTATGTGGTGGTAATACTTGTCGTTGTCGCCATAATTATTTATTAAAAAGTTTGTTAAAAACCACTTGCTCTGTTGTCTGTGGTCTATTATTGAATTTTGCAAAGGTTTGTTTCTTCTCCACCTGTGCTTCTGGAGAGTGTTTAATTTCTTCAAGTTCTACTTTAGGATCTTCGGTTACTTCCTCTTTAGGCTCAGCACTTAGTTCCTCTTTTGGTTGTAGTTCTTTTATCATTGTTTCCAATCTTTCAACTTCTGTGAAAAATTGTTCTTTTGTGATGCTCTCAACAATTTTTTTAGGAGTAACATTTTCGGCTTCTGCTTCAACTTCGGCATCTGGCTCGGCTTCTTTTTCTTCCTCTGCCACCTCTTCCTTAATCTCTGCAATTATACCTTCTTCTGCTATCACTAAAATTCTGCCATCTTCCATCTTATATTCTCCAACAGGCAAAGCGATTTTCTCATCATCAGTTACGATGAAAACCTCTTGCCCAGCCTCAAATACTTCTGCTTCAAGAATAGCACCATTGTCAAGTGTCATCTGCTCAAGTTTCAAATCCATTCCAAGAACGGCTTTAATCTTTGCTAATGTGTTACGTTCACTCATTTTTATTGGTTATTAATTATAATTGATTATTTTACTTATATTACTTTAGACCAACTTGTTGAAATTTATCTATTAAAGTTTTTTGTTTTTTTATTTGTTCTTCAGTTTCAGTTATAAGTTTTTTTATTTCTTTAACTTCTGGAACATTATTAACCTTAACACCTAAATCTTTTGCAGCCTTTTCAAATTTATTTAATTTATCTTCTGCTGCTTTGTGCATTTTTACATCCGATACATACTTTTTTGATTTAGCCAAGATAGATAAAGAAAAATTACGATATTTAATAAATTCTTTTAAATATTGTTCTCCCTCATCTATTCTGCCATCAAAGGTTTTTAGAACTCTTTTCATTCCTTCTATCTGTTTCTGCAAAACACTCACACTTTCCAACTCTACCTTTTTAGGCTCTTGTTCTGAAAACAATGCTTTATAAACTGATTTTTCTTCTCTCATGATTATTTCTTTTATTTCATTTATTAATTTATCTTCTTCACTCATTTGGTATCTATCAGCAAAATAGCCCTCAATACTAAAGCCTTTTACTTTGCCAGTCTTTACATAATCATTCCAAACGCTATCATCCTCCACTTTCATTGATACCATCCAAGTTCCAACAGGTACTTCCATTCCAAACTTTCTGCTCTTGTCGTGTACGGCATCTTCCACTATCCAACTCTCTACAATAGTCATATCAGTTAACTGATATTCATGCTCCATTGTTGCGTTCTTATGCTTTGAATTTTTTAGAAATAATTGGCTTACCTTTTCTATCGTTTCCTTTGAGAAAAAAATGTAAAACTCCTCATCGCCATTCTTTCTGTAAATAGGTTTTTGAGGTACTAAAGCAGCACCCATTAATATGTGCTTTTCCTTGTCAACCTCTGCGAGAGTAATCTGCTCCTTTAATGCAACAAAGTTCTCCTCTATCGCTGGATACTCTACAAGAGAAACGGCATCAACTCCAGCCATCTCATCTTGCTCATCTAAAATCAACTCCACTATTCTCATAACTATATAACGAATTTACACTTGTTTTGTTTTGATTAAATTGATGCTTCGGATACTGCGTTGCGTTCTAATT